AGCTGGATGTTTGATATTAGGTAATACACAAACTAACAATCGTATAGCTAAAGATGGGTTTGTTGGGTCAAGTGTAGACGCATACAAGTTTGTTTATCCGCGTGTTGCAGCTGCAATAGAATCAGGACTTGATGTAGAAGTAACTTATGTAGATTATGATGGAGATGTTAAAAAAATATCTAATAAAGCCACTGATGATGTCATACTTACAAGTACAGTAATGGACAAACTACAAGAGATAAGTGGAGAAATTCAAGTAATGTCTGCTAAACTTAGTGGAAGAAAGATAGATTAATGGCAAAAAAAGATAAATATATACCAGGTACACCTCCAGGTTCACAAGGACCTAAATTTGAAAACTTTGATACAGCTTATGAAGTAGACCAAATACAAAAGATGGCTACAGAATCTGATAAAGCTGCATTAGTAGATATTGATAAACAATTAGCTGCAGCAGATAAAGAACTTAGAAGAATTAAAAGTCGTGTTGCACCTGCACAAGGAAGTACACAAACAGGTGTTGCTAAAGCTGCACAATATGAAAGTAAAGTTATTGAAACTCGTAGATTTCTTGAAAGCGAAAGAGAAGCTATTACAAAAATTTTAGAAGAAAAAAAAGCAAATCTTCCACAATCATATTCAACTGCAGCAGAAGAAAAAAATGTTATTAAAAAAACTATACAAGGTCCACCACAAATATTTACAGCTACTAATGTAGAACCTCCTAAGTATACCGCTATTGTAGACCCTAAAGGTGCAGCTATTATGGGAACAGAACCTGCTCCTGCAAAAGAATTACCTAACCCTAAAGCTACACCAGTTGAAAAAATTTACATAAAAGATAAAGTTATGCAATATCCAGAGATGAATATAGGTATAACAACAGATTCTAAAGGTAATCGTGTTCCTATGAAAGGTACTGGTCCTGCTAGAGAATATGTTTCAGAACGTATGCCTATGTCAGACAAAGAAGTTATACAAAAATATGAAAAAATGGGTGCTGATTATCAAGCTAAATTAGCACAAGAAGCTATAACTCACGAAAAATTAGAGTTTGATTTTGAAAAAGGTGAAGCTCGTCTTGTAGGTAATGATGACTTTATTAGAGTTGAAGGTCAAGAAATGTTTGCAAGAACGTCTGGTAGAAAAAATCAAGTAGTTGTTCCTGCAGTTAAAGCTAACGAAGCTATAGACCGTAGAAATAATGTTAAAAAAGATGTTAATACTGCTATGACATGGGAAGATGTACAAAGAGAAAAAGCACAGAGAGCTAAATCACCTTCACAACAAAAGTTTATTGGAGATAAAAGCGGTATTGTTCCTAATGAGAATGCACGTACTTATGGTGTATCAGATGAAGCAAAACGTAATATGGACTTTAAAATTTCTAGTGCTGCTAAAGCTGCGGCTGCTTCTAAGGTTGCACAAGCACTTAAAAAATCTAAAGGTCTTGGTATGTTAAACGTACCTATTATGACTAAAGGTTCAGCAGATAAAATATTTAAAGATTTTTTTGGTAAACAGGACTATAGTAGTTAGTGTTTATTAAAGATAAAAGAAAACGTAACCAGGATGGTACATTTAAAAAAGATGTAGCGTGGACACCTTGGTCTGAATCATGGAGTTATAAGATGAGCCAAGAATACAAAGATGTATTAAGTAAAACTGTCTGGACATTTGTAGAAGCATTTATATCTGCGCTAACTGTTGCACCATTAGTAGGTGTTGACGCTAACGCTGTACAATTAGCTGCTTTATCTGGTGGAGCTGCTGCATTAGTAGTAGTTAAAGAGTTTGCTAAAAAACAAATTGGACCTAAAGCAAAACCAGCGAGTAAGTAATATGCCTGGAAATATTAAACGTATAGAAGGTGCAGGTAAGTATGGTGGTTATTATGGTGATAACATGTCATTAAATCAAACAGAAAAAGTTACTCGTGGTATGAGTGGTGGTCGTATAGGAGCTAAAGCAATTACTTTTGAAGGTTGGAAAGACCATTTAGATGAACCATTACCTACAGGTGATTACTCAATGTCAACAGGTACTATTAAACCAGCTGATATAAAAACTTGGGAAGATAGAAACCGTTCTAATATGGGTACTAAGTTAAGTAAATAATGCAGTTACCTTATTCAGTACCAGATTATAAAGGCATAGGTAAAAAAGAAGCTGAGTCACGTATGGACCAGTCTTTTGCTTTGTCTTCTATGTTCAATAAAAAAAGAATTATGTATCTTAAAAAAGCTAAACAAGCTACCGAAGAGGGTGCATACAAACATGCTGAAGCAATGATAGCTAAAGCTAACTTATCTGAAAAAGATGCTATGAGATTCGGTGTTAAAGGTATAGGCTTCGGGAGAAGTTCTAAGTAACACCTGAGTGTCTATCTAAATAACCTTCTAACAGTTCTCTGTACGCTACTTTTGTACCCATAGACTGTCGTCCATCATATATATCATGATGCCACTTACATAGTACAGCTGTATTATCTACATTATATTTGCGTGCTTTGTTGCCACCCATACCTATATCTTTTAGGTGAGCTAACTCTAACCATTTGTTACTGTCACAATTTGCCCACTCACAGACGTTTCCAGCCCTTCTAAAGGCCTCTTCTCGTATCGGTGCTATATCACTCATTGATGCTGTACATACTATATTTAAGTGTGATTTCTTCATTAGCTTTAATAGGTCTAATAGGATATAAATGATTAGTATATGAACCTTCATGTCGTATTACTTCACAGTTAGGGTCGTCACTATGGTTAATAAAACCGCCTAATGGTGTACGAAACACCTGACCTTTTTCGTCAATAAAGACATGTGTTACACCAATACTTGAATCTAAATCACGTATAGCTCTGATAGTAAACAGACCTAGACCTTCTATTTTGCTAGGTTGTATAGTTAAATACTTAGGTAAAGGTCTGTATGTTGGTACATTATCCATAAATTGTAAAGTACTTTCCTGCTGGGAAGTTCCAACCTTTTAGTACATCTATCCAACGTACTTTATTATTTTGTATGTCCCATCTACCTTCGTAAATTGCATTAGATACATACATAAATAATTGTGATGAACATTTGTTACCAACTCTACCTACAGTAATAGGCAAGTCTAGTAACTGTTGCATGTAACGTAATGTACTATCAGTTATAGCTCCTACATCACTATGTCTAGCATCCATTAGACCATCAGGTGCTTGTTCGTTAGTAGCTAAAGTCACACGTTTAGGTGCTTTTTTTGTAATACTTGACAGTTTATGTGTAGCAGTAATTTTAATCTCCATAGTTTCTTGGTCTATAGTGTAAGATATCCATACTTCATTGTCGTTTTTAGTTAGACCTAAGAACCTTCTACCACCAAAAGTATCTAACTTTTTTGCATTTTCTACTAGCTGTGCAACATTTTCTCTATGTCTATATCTAGCTTTAAGCTCTTCGTCTGTTGTTTCAGAACTAGCTGCATGTAATTTTTTTGTGTAATTTGTAAATTGATTCATTCTTCCTCTCCTAACTGTGATAAATGCCAGTTGTAATCTGTAACAAACTTATCCATTAACATACGTAATGTTATAGTGTCAGCTGGTACATTAAACGTATCACTACCACACGCTTTACTAAATTGCTGCGCCCATACTTTCATATATCTAGGGTGCAGAAAAATATTTATTTTATTTATATCTACTGATTGTTTCTTTTTATTACTCATTACCATCCTCAAAATAATTGTGGTGACAATCATCACACTTGTGCATCCAAGGTATATCTGTTACGAATGCAGAGTTACAATCTTCACACAGATAGTTATAGACTTCAAGTTCATCACGTGTTTTTAACAGTTCTCTTTTTTTAAGAATCCATTCATTAACGTGAAAACTAAACGAATCGTTACTCATTGTTAGTTCCTTTCCAACATTTCTTACTACTATTCCAGTGATGCCAGCCATCATTATAAACTAGCCAAGCTGCGTATCTTGTAGCAACTTCTGGATTTGTTCGTTTTCCTATTATACCAAGCTTAGATTTTAACCAAGTCCAGGTATTGTCATTGAATTGCCAGAGTCCAACGTCATGCGTACCATCTTTGTTAACTCCTATCACAGTAGGTCTACCGCTACTTTCGCAGTATATAACTTTTGCAGCACGTATGACGTCTTCATCTT